TGTCTCAGCCAAGCAAAACTCGCCGGACTGAAGCATGAACGGGTCATCCTCTGTCTTGTCCGCGATGTTGATACGCACTAGCTCAGGGCTGTAGATGCTCTCCACCATTAAGTAGTCACCCAGCCGCAAATCAAGGCTGGCAGGATTCAGCAGCTCTTCATCGAATGGGACGACCATCTGGCTCTTCCGGCACCGAGCCTTGATCTCCCAATCGCAAAGAACCGCCATATCTGAAACGCAAAAATCAATCCTACTGAGAACTCACTCGTTCACCAGAATCACCCAACCAGTTCCAGGGCCTTCCGCCTGCCAACGCTGATAAAACGCTGCTTGCCTTACACGGACGTTACGTCCCAGATGCGGATTGCTGTGACCACCCTTCTCCATCTCGGGATAACCGCGAGGGTCTTGCATGATCCACTCTGGGTCGTTGCTGTTCTTGCCCGCATAACCACTAATCACGCTCCAATGTCCGCAGCCAAGGCCATTGCACATTGGTGGTTCGCCACGAAGCATGTTGCCTGCGTGCAACCAGCCAACCAGCACTGGTCTGCCAGCTTCGATCTCTAGCTCCACCATGTCAGCGTCACCGTCTTTGCGGAACTCAGCTTTTAAGCCAAGGCTCTCTAACGCTGCAATCTGAGCCTCTACCGACGTGGTGTCTCCATATTTGGCGCGGATCTTGTTGTACTCATCATCTGTACGAACCTTCTTGTAAAACGCTGCCACCATCGCAGCTGCTGAGCTGAAACACTCGCGGTATCCCGTTCCAGTCTCGTTGTCGAGCTGCTTGAAGTAAGGCATGTAGATCTGCTGGTCATATCCACTCTCCTTCCACGCCTGAAACCAATCGGCCTCGTGCTCCTCCAGTAGCTCCGCTGGCATTGACTCCTCAAGTTGTTTAATTGCAGCCAGCTGGTGGGGCGTGCCACGAAAGAACTGGAAAAACGGCAGTAGGGCAAGACCCATGGCCAGCAGCAGCAAGGTCACTTGGATAATGCCGGACGCCACTTACTTTTCAACTCTTGTGTCAGGCAACAGCAAATCCTTGAGATGCTTCACAGCCAAATCATCCAAATCGTTATCAGTGCGAGTAACGATCCGCTCCAACATCGCAATAATCAACTCCTTGAACGCTCTAGAGCGCCACATCGTCATGACCAGAGGCTTAAGAACTAGAAGCATTGGATTGACCTAGTTACGCTGTAACGGTAGCTCTGTTGCGTCATGGCCAACAACCCCGAAGAGCAGCACGAAAAGGAAGGTGTCGGCGTTGCTGACCTCGTTAAATGCGCTGTCTTGCTTTGGAGCGCCACTCTGCTCACCGTCTCCTATCTAGGCTTGTTCCCCCAGATGAAGATGGACAACACCTTTGTCGCTTCGCTGTTGACTGGCGCGATGGCGTCATTCGGTATTGAACGCAAGTCCAATGGCGGCGGAAACAAGAAGCCGACTATTGTTGACAACAAAGACACCAAAGTCGGCATCAAATGACCCGCACACTTTTGGTATTGGGGATCACATTGGCAGCTGGATTGCCTGCCCGTGCTGATCTCCAGCACAAAATCATGTCGTCGGTTCAACTCCAAGTCGGTGGTGCTGTAACCACTGCAGAGCGGATTGGCTCTTCATTCAGCATCTCTGGCACCAACATCGACACAACTGACGGAACCACCGCCAACACCGTCTCTGCTGGCACGATCACTAGCGGTGTTTATGCACCCGGAACGATCTCTGCCACGCAAGACGTTCCAGGTGATGCGTTCTCCTTCAGTCAGACTTACCGCCAAGCTGACGCCGTTCCAACATCCGCTGTCACCACTGGCGCTGTTGGCAACTTCGGCAGCCTTACCTCTACAGCTTCAGGTACTGCAGGTGATTTGGCAGGAACCATTTCCTCTGACGGTGGCATGACCATTACAGGTGGTGGAGCAAATACTCTGGCTGTGGGTCAGCTCGTGACTGAAATCACCATCAAGTGATGCGTTGGCCTCTGCTGCTGTTGTTATCCGCTCCAGCGGCTCACGCCGTCCCTGTAATTCCTAACTTCACGCAGGGCACGATGTCGTCCCACACAGAAACAACTAGCAAGGTCACTGAGACGATTGTCAGTGAGAACTATTCGACGGGTTTTGAATACAGTGCTAGCGGTGTAAACATCAAGCCAGACGGTGCAATTAACCCCGTCTCCAACACAACGGTCAACGGATGGACCTCCTTAGGAGAACGACCCAACTGGTCAATCGTCAAACCTGGAGAAGCCTTTCAGTTCGTCGAAAGCCTGAAGGGACCAGGCTTGTCGAACGTCACCACCATTCAACGCACCACCGAAATCACAAGCGTTACCGATACGGTTTCCTCCTTCTCGGAATAATCGCCACCGCTCCAGTCAACGCTCAAGACGTTGGTGGTATTTCTGCAACCGCATCGCCAACTGCCACATCCTCTGGGTCGGTGTCTAACCAGGCGGTGCAGATCTTGCAGGGCTCAGCGATCACCAACACTTACGGCGGAAACATTCAATGCCAAGGTCCAACACTGACTGTCACGCCATATCTCAACCGCACCAAATCGTGGGGGCTGCCTTACGAGTACAGCTATCCAGATCCGGTCTATGACCTCTCTGATCTAAATGACGATGGAGTGCTGGACAATCCAGGTGATGTGCTCTTCTTCAAAGACACGCGCACAGGACAGAAGGACAACCACAACTGGAATGTGGGCTTGTCGATTCAAGCAACCATCCCGCTAGACCAAGGTCTGCAACGGCGTTGTAAAGAGGCAGTCGATACGCAGCTTGCGATCCAGCAACAACTTCTCGCCAACAAGCGGCTTGACTTTGAGATCAGCCGACTAAAGCATTGCGGTGAGCTGATGATGAAGGGTATTCGCTTTGCCAAAGGCAGCCCTTACGAAAAAGTCTGTCGTGATGTGCGTGTTCACCGGCCCGTCCCACACACCCATTCTATCTCCGTAACGACCTCTGGAACTTCCGCCGCTCCCTGACGCTTTCTACTTTGTCTTTCCTGCCCAATGCCTTTTTAAGTTTCTTCAACGCCTTTTGCATAATTGGCTTGATCGCCTTCAGCAGTATTGGCGTTGCCAAAGCGGTTGATATTGCAATCGCTGACGTTCCAACAGTATTGACGGTTTGCTCAACGGTTGGAATCGCTCCAATAATTCGCTCAGGCAACGGCCTGACTTCAACAGTTGGTTCTGGAATTACTGGTAGTGTTTCTGATTTGTCTTCTTCTTTTTTGGGGAGCTTGATCGGCGGTGGTTTTGCAGCTGGTGGATCTGCAGGTCTAGGCGCTGCAGGCTTAATAGGCGGTGGTTCGACCTCAGGCTCCATCTCCATTGGATTGAAGTGAGGCAAGTTGATCACTGGAACGCCAACATCCAACGTGACTGGCGGCGCTTGCGGTATTGCTACCTGTGGCAGATCGTGAACCACGTTAATCTCAGGCACGACGATCTCTCGGATCTCCATGAAGTCAGAGCGGTTTACAGCAGGTCAACTTTGGATTGAACGTAACCGCAGACGTGAAGGACCGCCTGTTGTTTACACCGTATTGTGCGGCAAATCTGCCAGACCATTTACCGACCCAAAAGCAATCCTCAAGTGGGTCAAATGGCCAAAAGGCACACCCACTGGTGATGCTTTACGCGAGTGGTTGGCGTCGTTCGACCAAAAACCTCAAGCACCCGCGCCAGAACTTGATATGGCAAAAATCAAGGCGGAAGGCTTCGGACCTGAAGCTCATGACGATGATCCAACCGCCAACACTAAAATGGTGACGTGATTGCAGGGCCAGTTGCTGTAGGTAGCTCAGGGATTTCAGGCATAAGCTCTTCAACTTGACCCGGCACCATCTCAGTCACCGTGCCAGTAATGTCATCAGTGATGCCTGCTGCGTAGTCGTCAATCCATCCTGGAATGCGAGCAAAAGCAGCAATGCTCAGACCGACCAACGTTCCAGACATCACAAAGCCCAGTACGCCGAGCAGGTTAAAGACCTTTTGCATGATGGTTGTCAAAGAAAAACCCCTTCCCGTGTGAGG